TAAGCCTAAATTAAAAGCGTTTTCAAGCTCGGATAATGTTGCACCCTTATAATGTTCAATAACGTAGTCATAAATAAAACCAGCTACATTTTTAATTGTATTTGCTTCTAAGTTGTATTTTTTATTTTCACCACTTAGCTCAATAGTTTTAATTATTAAAGCATATAATTTAGTTAATACATCCTGTTTGTTAAGATTAATAATTTTAGTTTCATTTTTTGCCTGAACATAAAGTTTCATTTGGCTTGGTAATTTCTGCATGGCTTCAGCTTCTAAAACTGAAAATCCATTAGTTGTAATTAAATTGCTCATCTTTTTTTAGTATAGTCATCCCAGTTAATATTTTCTATTGATTGCATTGCTGTTTGTATTCTTACTTCTGATGTATTGTTATCTTTTATAAATTCAACCTTTGCTTTCCTAAAAGCATCTTTTACCCACATATTGATTGCATGGTAATCTGATTTGTATTGAACTCCTTTACTTGCTTTGTAGTCATTGAGTTTATCCAGCATCCAATTAACTTCATGTTCTAAGTATTCAGAATAAAGTTTATCTAATTCAGATTGAGAAATAAATACATGCTCTCTTATTTTATTCTTATTATTATTATTATTCTTATTTAATTCTTTTTCTTTTTTGTTTAAAATCGCTTGACTATCGTTTAGCGGTCGCTTAGCGTTCGCTTTATTTCGTTTAGCTTCCGCTCCTTTTTTACCATTTTCTGAATTAACTTTTGATATATGATTAGCTTCAATTAATTGTTCATCTAAGAATTTAATTAATATATTTCCATTATTGCTCCAGATATATTTATCAATTAATTGATTAATTAATGATTCATTCTTATATCTTTTAATTAAATCTTCAATAGTTAATTTACCATCACGTTGCCAATAAACTGCACATACATTAATAAATAATCCTTGAAGTTCTAAAGATTCATAAACTATATCACCAGTAAGCCATTCAGTTGCGGTAAATTTAAAATATGGAAAGTTTTTTGCCATTTATATAAAATAAAAAACCCTTCGGCTTTCGAGGTAACGGGCTCTACTCACCAAAGGGATTAAAATATTATTATTATTGATGCCGTTACTCATCGGGTACAAATATACAAAAAGTTTTTCAATTATTCCAATCCTTTGTAAAATTCTTCTCTCATATTTGAATTCATAGTGTGATAAATATCTCCTATCTTATCTAAGTATTCAACATCTGTGATATTCCTTTTTTCAAGCTCCTCAACTATTTTAAATCCTTGCTTTTGCCAAAGATTAAAATCAGCTTTCATCTTCTGTTTGAATTTACCTGTTAATTGTGTTGACTGCTCAACTGTTGATTTGAATAAACCAATTAATAAGTGGCTTTCAAATTCAAGTTTTGCTTCATCATTCGTTAGTTGTTTTTCCATGTTCTTTGATTTTTAATTTATAAACTTTTATTAATTCTTTGATTTCATCTAATGTTAGTTTAAGGTCGTCATTCCTTTTATTCATCAATACAACGTAATTAAATGAGCTTATTCTGTGCTGTATTCTTTCGTTATATTCTAAGTGATTACCATGTAAGTGCTGGTTACAATGAACGCATTGCCCATGTACGTTATCTTCACAAAATCGTAAGTTAGGATAACGACCTACTGAAAAGAAGTGTCCAGCATCGAATTTAGCACCTAATGGTCTATCACATGAAATACAAGGTTTGTTGGCATCTCTTAACCGAATATACTTGTTAAACACTATTTGAAGTAAAGCTAACCATTCAGTTCGGGTACGAGTATTCTCAATCATTACTTTCTTTTTCTCTTTCCATACCTTAGTTTCAGCTAACTTTGCTGCACATTTAGCACCACATACTACTTGAGTTGTTTTAAAAGGAGTGAAGTTTCCACCGCACTCCTTACATTTTTTATTTTTTATTGAACGCATCTAAATATTGATTAAATAAATCCCTCGCAATAGTCACTTTCTCTATCATTCTTTCCTGCACCTCTTCATTAGCTTCCCATCTTCTAATGTAAAGCCCAGCATCGGAGTTAAGAATTAAACGAGGGTCAAAAGAAATAAAGTCGCACCATTTACGGCCCGATAAAAGTAAATAGCATTGCATTTGATAATAATAGTCATTGTTTTCACTTTCAAAAGTTTCTTCATTAAAGAAAAAGTTTAAATGATTAGAACCAACAAAAGGGCATTTTATTTCAATCATTCCTTCGTCACCTACTAAGCCATCAGGACTGCCTGTTAATCCTTCAATATTTTCGCTTATAAGCAACTTTGATTCTATTACCTCATTACCTGTTCGAGCAGTGTAATATCTCTTCGCTATTGGCTCATTTTCATGCCCCCATGCAGTTGCATAGTTATCTATGCTTTGCTTAGGTTGTCCGCTTAACCTTTCGTATACCTTCTCGCGAATGTAAGTTTCTGCACCTTTACTAAGTAAGTCTTTTTTAGCTCTTGGCTCAGTCATAAGTTTCCAAATTTCCGAACCAGTGAAGTTACCTAATCTATTGTCCCACCACGTAGGTGAGTAAATTTCTATTGTGCTTTCCATTTTATTTAACATTTAATATTAATTTATTATAACAAAAGTCAATAGCACTTTGAATATCGTAACCATTTAAGATTAAACTTCCAAATAATTCAAAATATTCATCTTTATATTTATCAGCCATTTCTTTCATTTTAATATCATTTTCAATTATTTTATTTTCCATTATATTGATTTTATAAGTGAAATTTCTACTTCCTTACTAACTTCGTATTTAGTTTTGATTTGCTCTAAGCTACCACCTTTCATAATAAATTCAACAGCTTTTCCAAATGCCTCTGATTTTACTTCTAATTGTGGTTTACTGCTCTTAGTTTGCTCACCTGCTGCATCAGTATCTTTATCAGTAACTAAGCCTAAAATTGAACTTAAAGCATATCTGCGAATGTAACTCACAGCCGACCCTAAAACCTGGAAATCATTCATTCCCTTTAATTGCACACCTTTTGGAATATCGGTTAATGATTCAATAGTTTCCCCTGTTTCAATGTGAAATACTATTGTTTTAACACAATCACCCATTATTGGCTGAGTAAAGCCTAATTGGTGCTTTGCAAGTAAAGGATTTATTTTATCAAAGATAGTTGGAAGGTCAGCGTAAGAATAACCGTAACCTTTTGTTTCTTTGTGAATCACCGGCACTTCTTGTTGGAATGCTGCTAAACTTTTAAATAATGATTTTGTTTCGTTTGTTTGTTCTTTGGTTTTCATAATTATTAATTTTTAAAATGGTAAATCATCTTTACTATCTATTCTAAATTCTTGGTGTGTATCATAACTATTTGGCTTAGTCATTACCTGATTTTCTTTTTTAAATGGCTCTTGGAATGCAGCACTGAAGTACTTTGTACCTTTTTGGCTTTCTTTAAACCATAAAGAGATTTGCATTTCTTTTCCGTTCACATTAACAGTTCCTTGATAGTCAGGTTGTTTTTCATTTGTCTTTTTAGAGTTCTTGAAGATTGCTCCGCTGTTTAGTTTAGTTTCCATTTTCTATTGTTTTTAGTTGTTTTTGTTTTAATTGTTTTTTTACTTGTATTGTTTAAAGAATTATTTAATATATTATTTATATTATCACATATCAATTGCGCTTCTGCATCATTTTTAACCCACTTAATATGAAGCGTTTTATTTATTTTATTTATAAATGATTTATTAAATTCAATTTTCCATTTTTTTAATCTTCCAGACTTACAATAATAAGCTGTACAGTAATCATTTTGAATTTTTTGTATTGATTCAATTAATGTTAAATTATTTTTTTCATCTAATGATAAATCAAATAATTTTCCCTGATAAGTTACTTGTTTTTTCATTTCTTTTGTTTTTTATTATTTATTGTAAATTCTTTGAATCGTGTATTAGATTTAGAGTTGATGCACCATTGCTCATTAATGGTATAACCTTTATCTCTAATCTTAGCTAAAACTTTGTGAAGGTTAAGTGTGCCACAGGCACATTCTTTTTTCGTGATTGCATAGGCATTTGAGCCTGTTATCACTTGCCCACCTAATAAGGCATCGAGGATTGCTTGTTCTTGTGTTTTCATATTGCAAATTTAATAATTAAATTTTAACTGAATTATAATTTAGAAAATTATCTGTAATTGTTTCTAATTGATTTTGAAGTAGATAGTACTTTTCCGTTAAATTTTGGTCGTAAAGTTCTGCTCTTTGTACTTCACCTAATCTTTCTGCCGTATCGTAAAGCTCTGATTCAATTCTTTGAATATCATTTAGGGCTTGTAAACTTCTTTTAGTTAAGCCATCTGAATAAAATTTATTTTCCATACTTTTTAATTTTTAAGTTATAAAATTCATCTATTATATCCAACAGTTCATCTTTACATTCACCTTCTTTAAAAGCCTTGCCAATGGTTACTAAGCTGAATGGCTTTTTCTTTTGTATTCCTAATCTTTTAATTTTTGTGTGGTCACC